ATATTCTCTTCGGTAGCCTCGACTTCTGGATCAATTGTCAATACGTTTTGCTCTTCGTTAGAAACGACTTCGCTTTCAACTGTAATGTCAACAAATTCTTTTGTCTTTACTGCATTACCGGTTGGAAGTTTTGCCATGTCTCTTAGTGAATCGGCCAATGATGTAGCTGTTCTCTTCATATGATCTTCGATGAGAGCATCTCTATCTTCTGCTGATTCAATACCAAGTGCAATTTTTGTATCGACAACTTTTTCGGCAAGAGTGCGATGCAATGCTTCTTTGAGTTTTTTGTTTTCTTCTTCAAGAGATTGAATTTTTTCTTGAGTCTCGTCTGCATTTTGCTCAGCGACTTCTTTTTTATCACTGAGCTCTGCTTCAGGCTCTTCATTCTCTTTTGCTTCTTCGGTTTCTGTTGAAGAAGCCTCTTCTGTTTTTTCGGCGTCTGCAGAATCAACAGCTGTATTAGCTTGTTCTTCTGTCTTTTCCGAATCTTCAGATGAGATCTTTTCTTGATCAGCCGCTTCTTCGGTTTGCTCTTCAGCTGGCTGTTCTGCTTTTTCTTGCTCTGCTTCTGGAGCCTCTTCTTTTGAAGTGGACTGCAAAAGATTCTCTACAACCTCTAAGACGTTGTCTTCATGGACTTCTTTATTCATCTTTGAGTTCTCCTCATTTTTTTCATCTACATTATTCTTAACAAATAGTAATGTATTATCGTTCTGCCTATCAGTTTCACTTTCCTGAATAGCCATAGCTGTCAGGAAGGCTCCCTTTAAATGCAGGTAAAGAGGTCTTGATTCCTTCTTTTTAAGACCTGCAAAAATTGACTCGTTTTCTTCAACTGAAACAATATCTTCTTTATCCATATGAAGAACGAACGCAGATGTTTTTGCTGTCCAGTTTTCAGAATCTGATGTAACAACAGATCCGTCTATTTTTTTAGAAGATCTTACACCAGATCTTTGATCTGCTGGCTGATTGACAAATGAATACTCTTTAAATGATATGTCCTGCATGTCCAGGAACGCTAATTTGCCCTTATAAACCTTGCCTCTTTTATACTTAGGAAATCTAGGCTTTCCACTGTCATCTTCTTGAGCTAAATCCTCACCGGAGATCGAGCAGACGGCCTTACCGGCTCTTCCGCCAACTGATCCTGTCAGATACCTTTTATCAGCTATTTTCTGGGCTGCGGTGGGATCGGTGATTGCTATTTGGAGTCTTACGAAATTTGCACCGTCGGTTTCTTTATCCATTCTAGCTGCAATAACACGACCTATTGGTTCGCTATTAAGATCGTGATTTAAAATAATAGGCTTAGGATAGGGTTCGACCCAGGATTGAAGAGCTTTTTCGAGTTCTGCGGCGGAATAATTATTGTAATTTGCAGTCAGTCCGTTCGTGGATTGCTGCGACTTCAATAATTAAACCATGCTTCTCATTAAAGGATTCAGAAAACTCTGTTTGTACTTTTGAAAAATCTGGTAGTTCAAGAGTAAAATTTTCTGTGAAATCAAAAGCCATTTATATCTCCAATATAACTATCCAACACATATAGTAAATGATGTATTTATAAGATTAAACAATATTATACAAATATATCATACTTTCTACGACATTTCCAAATATTGGCTATGCCTTGGATCTCCCTGCCTGAGAAAGTTTTGAAGCATAGGTCTATGCATTATGTGTGGTGCGTAGATGTAGGATGCCGAGTAAAGCTTTAGGTTTAATCTTGCGGCGTTTGCACACCACCCTAAATCCTCTCCTTGGCTGTGTAGTTCGTAATTGACATTGCTATAAGCCGCCTTTGACATCATTTTTGCGGCCATAATAATATCAGATTGAAAGTATTCTCCTAGTGGATATTTTTCTTTTCTATACGCTTGTCCACCTGGTTGATCTAACCAGTTCATAACACTGGGGTAAAGCGTATCATTTGGGGTCATAAACATCAAGGGGCTTACTGCATCTGCTCCGTCTTGAATGTGGGAAACAAGATAGTTAATTGTATTTGAATTAGTTAATAAAACATCAGAATCAAGACTAAAAAAGTAATCTGGATTTATCTCTCTTACTTTTTCAAGAAGTTTGTTTCTTAAAAAAACCATATTTGCGTACTTTGAGATACTCCAAACTCTTGAATTATCTTTATGCTCAAAGTGAGGAACTTCTTGTCTAATTTCTATTTCAAAAACTGAAATGTTTGGTCTACTGTTTTTGTATTTAGTTAACAAAGATATTGTTTCTTCATCATCAGAGGATGTCTCAAACACAAAACCAATTTTTGACAAATCAATTTCTTGATTTTCAATACAAGAAATCCAATAAGGAAAAATCCAGTCCCTTTTATAGATAGGACAACCTATAACTAATTTTGTCATATAACGATATTGTTACTCGGAAATAGCAACCGATGTTTCTTCTTTTGCTTTCTTTTTAGAAGAAGGCTTTTCTTCTTTTGGTTGCTCTACGGCTTGTGGCTGTTCTTGCTCTTGCTTTTGCTCTACAGCTGGTTCTTGCTCTTCTGACGGAGCTATGATTTCAACAATTGCGTCAATTACATCCACTAACGCTTCTAGCGCAAGTCTTGTTTGCCCGTTGCGGACTGCAGTCTTGAAAATTTCTAGTATATCTTTATCTTCGACATTGTTATCAGACATTTTTTTGATCCTTTTCTAAATCTGTTCCTATCACATTATACTCTTTTTCTAGAAGACTTTCAATCACGCCCAAAAATTTATTATCATTTCTTCTTATATTAGGAGAAGAATTTCGTCCATTTTGATTTTGTGGTCTAGAGTTATTTCCTGGACCCTTTCTTGAGTTAGGAAGATTTCTCTGACCAGCTGGTGCTGATTTTTGACCATCTGAGTTTTTTGGATCAGGAGCTTTTTGCGTAGATATTTCTGCTTGAGCTCCTGCTATGTCTATTTGAGTTTTTGCCTGTAAACCTGCATAAAGTTCTGTATCATCCACTTCTGGGGTTAACCCAAGGGCTAGTCTTACTTCACTAAGGGTAATAGTGTTATTGACGAACTTTTGTATTATATGATTTTCTTTTTTGACTTGAGTATCTACATCTATCTCTTTGAATTTAAAGTAGCATCGATCAGATTCGCCACTTATCTGCGGATTAATAGTTGGATCAAAACCACCTTCAAACAAAAGCTCGTTAAATATATTTAGCCTAATCATTTCTCCAAATATTTTTTGTGTTTGCTTTATCTTGTCGTACAAAGCGGTATCCAACCTATCGGTAACTGATCTATTGCCACCATTCATAGTCATACCAAGATGATGCGGGGCAACACCAAGACCCACTGCTACTCTTTCCTTAAAGTGATCAAGATATCTTGATGCGTCGAGTGCTGTATTCTCTGAGCCAATTATTTCTATGTCGTGCCTGTAGGGAAGAATCAAGCCACCTTCTGCTCTTAGGTTTTCTATTTCTAAAGCAGCTTGATCTATTTCTTGTGGTTCTGCTGGTTGCTCTGCGGTTCCAATCTTATATTTATACAATGGAAAAAGTTCTCTGTGAACTAAGTTCTGTATATCTTCCTCAATTTGCCTTAGCGCGATTACGTCATCAAGCACTGTACTAATGTATGGAGTACCAAAAGCTCTACCTGGTTTTCTGTCCAGATGCAAATGTATTACTCTATCGGCAGACCATACTGGATCCCTATCCGTTGGAGCGTAGGTCAAGGGGTCAGTGGCTTGCTGGTAAGCTTTTGGTCTGTTGTACTTATCTCTTAAAATTCTTACTTGCTCAGTTGGGATAAGATAATAGCCAGCTATTGGGTACTCTGAATTTACTGGATTAAGCTTAGTTGGGAAGTAGGGGGAAATATCACCTCTTCCCTTAACTATAAAAGCATTGCCAAATTTAAATAGCTGGTCTGATACTTCTATTAAAAAATCTAAGAATGGACGCTTCATGGCCATTTCCATAAAGTCTATTCTTTGCAGAAGATATGAAACTGCTTCTTGATTTTCTGAGACTATTTCCCAGCCCTCTTTCCAAAAGAGCTCTTTGTGCTTTGCTATAGCCTGACGAACATATGAGTCTGTGTCAGCTGCTTGGTGAATCCTATCAAAGTCATAAGCCGGAGGCTCAAAGGATGCTCTTTTGCTAAAGAAGTAAGAAGTTCCCTGGAATCCGTAGCGCTAGGGCGGCCACTCTCATTGTTTTTGACAATGGTCCTATGTCTTGAGGTTTTAAAGATTTTTCCTCAAGTTCAATTTGGTTAATATTACCAGAAAAAGGTAAATAGTCTCTAAGCGCCATTTTACATCCTTAATATAGCTTTACGTAGTAATAGTAAAGCTATTTTGTCTAGGCTGTATTTTATACAGATTCTGCCATGCCGGCTGCATCAAACGTCTTTTTGATGATAAGGTCTTTAACGGCTTCAAGCCAAAAAATCGTCTCTGCTTCAGAAAAATCGCTCTTATAGGAGAGATTCTTTTCAGAAATCTTGATTTCTACCTTAAATTCCTTAGTTTCGTTTTGTGCGTCGCTCATTGCCTTTGTCCTCTCATTGTATTGATAATTGCTGTTAGTTGCTTAATTGTAGCGTCTTTAATAATAATTTCGGTCGTTAGCTGACCGACTTTTTCCTGAAAAGATGCTATAACCAAGTTGATATCTAACTCTGAATTTATTTCTTTTTGCCTATGCTGTACTTGATGATTTTCAGTTGGAGTTTGAAACTCCTCTTGGCTGTTATCATCTTCTCTATTTGACGTTAACTTAGACATTGCCTTATTATACCACCTATTTGTAGACATAATGTGATTATATCATATCTTTTTTGATATCAAGAGTATAAAAGTTGGTGTAACAGTATTTAATTCCGGAAACTACCGGATTTGTACCATGCGCTTGGAGGGCATCAAAGAAAATGACTGATCCAGCTGGTGGTTTAAATTCAAGTAATTTATTTTTTTTAATTGGATCGTCGTAAAAGCAAATTTCTCCGCCCAAGTAATTATCATTTATATATAAAACAGAACTAAGATGAACGGGCGGCTTGTTGTTTTTTTTAACCCAATCATCATCTTCTTGCCAGTCCCTATGAATGCCCACATACTTATCTTTTACGTATTTAAGAATACAGGTTCCAGTATGCTCTAAGACTCTTATCCTATAAATATCTTCGGCCATTCTGAGTAGTCCTGCATCCATATCATCGACTGTCTGGCGAACAAATTCATTTTTGATTGTGTCTTTATTGCAAGAGTTTAGAACAGAATAGCTATCTTCTTTAGCTGAGGGATTCATAACAAATTCTTCATCTATAAAAGATTTAGAAAATAGATTAATTTGACGTTTTGTTAAAACATTATATTTTATAACAGTGTCAAACATAATAAGATTACAGAACTTGCCAGTTTAAGAATTTTCTAAAGTGATCTT